TGAACCTGAGCATCTTCAAGAGCACCAAACCCGAGAGCAAGCTGGACTTCTCCGGGATGATGAACGTGAAGGTGGAGGAGCTGGACGCCTTCTGCGCGTTCGTGATGAGCCAGACGCCTGATCAGTACGGCAGCGTGCAGGTGCCGATCAGCGGCTGGAAGAAGACCAGCAGCAAGGGCCTCGCCTATGTGAGCGCAGTGGCGCAGCCGCCGCGTGACTGGGTGCCCCCGGTGACCGCGCAGAGCGCCGCTCAGAGCCTGGCCAAGGCGACTGACGGCGTGGTGAGCGAGATCACCGAGGCTGATCTGTTCTAGAGCTTCATCAGCTCACACTCGAGGCGTGCGATCTCGTTGACGGCCTGCTGCAGCAGCTGCTGCTGGTAGCAGGCTTGTTTGAGGAGAGCCGCGGCCATGGCGCCCGCATCCTTGCTATCGAGCAGGGTGCGGGCTTGTTTTTCGATCTCGAACTGCTGCTCTGGCGTGAGCTGAACCGCCATCCACTCTCCGAAGTTCACAGTGCTACCGTGGCGGGGTACACATGCACGATAGCGAACCTGTGAAGTGCCCCAAGTGCGGGAACGACAGCAGCACGGTGGAAGGCGTGAACAACGCCCATCCAGACCATACGGTGCGCAAGCGGCGCTGCCGGAGCTGCGGCAAGACGTGGAACACGGTGGAGCTGGAAGTGCCCACCTACATCTGCGGCTGGGAGCGGCTGGGGCCGAGCGGCCAGAGCAAGCCATGCCTGCGGGTGCCGGTGCAGCTGCAGGTGCCGGAAGTAGAGCCAGTGTGAAGAACTGTCACAGCGATTAGCGCAGTGCCCCGGCAAGGGGGCATACTTAGCGCACGGCCAACGAGGCCACCGCTCCTCAGTCATGACCAGCCCCGCCTTCCTCACCGCCGACATCCTCTACACCCTGGAGAAAGCCGGCTACACCCTCGACCAGTTTGTCGAATTCTGGGGCAGCCTGCTGATCGTGGAAATCGGAGGAAACGGCACTCGTTGGTATGACCGCCGCCAAGTCGAGGCGTTCATCGCCGCCTGAGCCCTCCGGGGCTCTCCCTCTACTCCACAAACACCACCATGAACCGCCTCAACAACGCCATCTGCCTGCTGATCGTCGCGGCTGTGTTCGCCATGATCGGCATCGAGTCCGGCAACCAGTCCGGCGCCACCCACTCCGGCAACCAGCAGCTGGTGGAGGTGCGCAAGTGACACACCCCATCACACCACCCACTGAGCTGGTGTCGTACTGGAACAATTTGTCGTTAAGCCTTCGAGAAATTTTTGTGCTTGTTGCCCAATGGGGAGCAGATCAGGAGTTGGAAGCGTGCTGTGCCATTGCACTGACAGATCCTGTCTGTGGCACCAAGCACCAGCGGCGAATGTTGGTGAGCCACATCCAAGAGCAGCGCCGCCCCAAGCCGCCGAGTTTGAAGGAGCAGGCGCTGGAGGCGTTGCGTGAAGCTGAATCCAGCGGGTGCCTTTATGTCAACGGTCGCAGTGACACCATCCGCCGCGCACTGGAGCAGCTCGATGACTGAACGCCGCTTTTACTTCCAGATCCGCAGCGCCAACGTGGTGGAGTGCATCACGGCCCACAGCTTGTGCGAGGCCAAGGCCATCGCTGCTCAGTCTTGGCTGCCGTGGTGGTCAGAGCTGGAATGGCTGAACCCTGAAACCGTCACCGATCCCAACTGCCATGCCTGAAGTCACCGGAGCGATGTTGCCCTGGCAATGGGCAGAGGATGAACCCACCAGCAAGCACGGCGACGGCATCAGCCGGCCGCGGCCCAAGACCCGCACCAAAGAGTTTCGCCTGATCGTCTACCCCGTAGGCGCCAGGCCGATGACCTGGATCACTCGCGCCGAGAGTAAGCGGCACGCGATCCGCTACGCGCAGAACCGCTGGCCGGGCGCCACGGTGGAGGTGGCGTGATGGCTGACCACATCCGCGCCAAACTGGAAGCCCTGATCAGCGATTCCGGCATGTTCAATGCCGGTCGGCAAGAGGAGCGTGTGCGACTGGGCAACCTGCTGCGGGTTCGCCTGGATCAGTTGGCAAACCTGCCAAGCCATCCGCACATCTCCGCGCGCCGCGAGGAGCTGCTCAACATTCTTCAAGCCCTGATGTCCTCATGACTTCCCAACAGCTGGACCAGCAACGCGCCGACATGATGGAGAGCCTCTATCAGCACAGCGGCCGCGATCAGCTGCCCTACGGCCACCCGCTGCGCAGCACTTACACCGGCCTGTGGGATGAGTTTGCCCACGATCTGGCGGCCAACTTTCGCGACACGCCTTACCCCGAGCTGCTCGCCCGCGTGGTGCGCGCCATGGATGCCACCGAGTCGGTGTTCAGCCAGAAGCAGGCGCAGCAGGCGATCGAGGTCTGCCGTCAGCAGTTGCTTGGAGATAAGTGGCGATGAACTGGCGAGCGTTATGCCTAGAGCTGGCCGATCGGCTAGCTGAGCATGTACCGGCCGATGATCCGCTGCTGGTTTATGCCCGGCACGGATTGGTGAAGCGGACGCCGCAACCATTCGGCCGTGGCGAGAAAAACATCGCAGCAGTGTTAACTCCTGAGAAGGTCCGTGAGCTTCGCAGGCTGCGCGCTGATGGGATGAGCTACGGCAAGCTGGCCATTCGGTATGGCATCAGCAAGCATCATGCAGCGCGCATCTGCGCGCGTAGGCAATGGGCATGGGTCAATGACTGATCAGATCAACCCCGATCACTACCGGATGGGCGGCCTCGAGTGCATCGACGCGATCGAGGCTGCGCTGACACCGGAGGAGTTTCGCGGCTACTGCAAAGGCAACGTGATCAAGTACACCTGGCGGGAGCGCCACAAGGGGGAGACGGTCTCACTTGCCAAGGCGCGGTGGTATCTCAACCGCCTGCTCGGCAAACTGGAGGGATGATGCACCTGCCCGGTCTGAACCTGATCGAGCGACTGGCGCTGTGGATCCTGGTCCGCAGCCCCCGCACCAGCTTGGTGGTGGTGAAGGAGCACCTTTGGCCGACCGTGTTCGTGGCGGCCGATCCTACGGATGATGTGGCCTGCTACGTCACCAATGGTGAGCGGGAGCCAGCGTCAATGCTGCTGGAGCGCCTCTACCACCAGCCCAGCTACGGCGAGGAAGAATGATCAGCCTCCACGCCGGCAGGCTGCTGCTGTTCTGCGATAGCGCAGATCGGACGTGGCACTGCCGGGTGGTGCTCGGGCCGAAGCCTGAACACCAGCTCGAGGCCGACACCGGCGCCATCCGGCTGCAGGATGCGCTGCTGCGCGCCCACTCGATCTACAACGCAGCGGTGGTGCGCATCAGGCCGGTGACGGAGCCGCGGATGTGCTGGGACTGCGTGCAATGGGACCAAGCGCGGAAACGCTGCAGCCTGGACTTCCCAGAGGCGAAGCAGAGCGGCGGCCGCTACGCCACCCGATGCGAGGTGTTCCTGCCGGCAGACTGAAGGAAGATCAGGAGCACGGGCGATGTTCGGACCGGAGGTGATCAGCCGCACCGATCGAGATGGCGGCTACATCGAGACGCTCATGCCGGTGCATGGCGAGATCTACTACCGCAGCTGCGTTGGTGGGATCTGCCGCTACTCAAGCGACCTATGGCAGGCGGAGTTATACCTGGACCACCTGCTGGCGCGCTGATGCTGCACGACATCCTGATTTTGTCGATTGAGTATTGGGTGACGTGCTGGATCGCGCTGTACGTCTGCAGTCGGATCCTGCCTTGATAGGGGTGGCCGGTGGCTGGTCCTCACGCGGTGTCAGCCTCACCGCTGCCGGCCGCAGCGGACGCCCCTGAGCTGAAGTTCAGGAGCCGTCACTATAGCCCTCGCCAGCCACCCACTGCGCGATTGCCCACTCTCCGAGCGCAGACCAGAAGGGCTGCTGCCTGTACCAGTCGATCCAGGACTTGTGGCCTTTCTGGCTGTTGCACATCAGGCAACAGGAGACCAGGTTCTCCCGCACGGTAAGGCCGCCGTGAACCTTGGGCACAACGTGGTCGAGGGTGGGGCTGCGGCCCAGCTGATCGCCGCAGTAGGCGCAGCGGTAGCTCCAGGCGAGGTGGATCTGATCACGGGCCGATCGCCGGGTGACCAGGCGGGTCTCATCAATGTGGTGCTGATCCACAGAGGTCCGGCGGGAGGGGGATGGCGTTCACCTCGATGTCGATGATGTCCTCATCGGACGGGATGAACTCAGCCAGCTGGGAGTAGATGTCAGCCGGCAGGTCGTCGGGGTCGGTGTCGGATCGGATGATGAGCTTGGCGGAGATCTCGAGGTAGAACGCCCGCATGGGCTGGCCGCCGCTGGTGCCACGGTAGCGACGGGAACAGGAACAGCCACTGTGACGGATTGTGAACGGGTCGCTGCCGAGGGGGAGGGTGCCCCGTGGGCGGTGTATAGTTCACACATCGACAGCCAACCAACCGATGCTCGCCACCTTCACCGCCAAGCTGACCACCCTTGCCACCGCCGATCTGCTCGAGCTGATCCGCCAGCTGATCGCTGAGGAAGTTTTCAACGCCTGCTTTGACGCCGCTCTGGACGAAGCCTGCAACCGCGACCCTGACCTGGCCTTCACGATCGAGGCCATGATGGCCTGATCGGCCGACCTAGCCGCTCGCTACTCCCACCATGCAATACGCCCTCCGCATCGGCCCGTGGCACGTCGGGCCGTTCCCTACCCACATCTCGGCACAGCACTTTGCCGAGAGCCACGGGTGTGATGACTTCATCCTGATCCCGCTCGATGATCCAGCCGAAGCGCCGGGCCGGATCCACCGGCTGCGCATGGCGAAGCTGCAGCACCCGATGGTGCGCGAATAGTGCGCGAATGGCGCAGCAAACCGTCCCAGCCGCTGCTGCTGCACTGGTAGCTGCGCAGATAAAAGCCCCAGCTGGCAAGGCCGGGGCTCCGTCTCCACAAGACGCTCCGGGCTCAGCTTAGCCCTTGCTGGCGTATTTGCCGTGCCGGTAGTTGTGGTGGCGGATTCCTGAAGGAAATCGGCGCCGCTCCACCGCCTGCCTCACGTTCTCGGCAGCATCTCCCCACTGCAGGTTTTCAAGCCTGTTGTTCGTTGCGTCGTCATCAAGATGCAGCACATACGGATGCCCCTCTGGATTGGGCAGAAACGCTTCGGCCACAAGGCGTGCGACGTTCATCGTGTGCTCGCGGTTTTCCTTCCACAACGCAACCTGTTTGCGCTTGTAGCCGCGGCCGGCAGGCAGGTTGGTTTTCTGATAAAGCAACCGCCCGCGCATCATGCGCTGCTTGAGGGTTGGATGATTGTTCAAAGCCACCACCCGATCAACGCTCCTGACACGGCCGTGGTCAGAAACCTCGTACAGGTTCTCGAACCCGACAACAGGCGCCCAAACCTCGGCGCCGTAAGATTCAGTCATCACTGGTGATGCAGTGGTCAAGGGCTGGGCGTTGACGCGCCGCAGCCCTCTCATTTTACAGGTGACCCTTACTGGCGGTTACAGCTTCGTCCCTGTTGTAATGGCCTTTGATCGCGTAGCTCACGTCGGGCAAAGCGGCCATCTCAAAAAACACAAGCTGCCCGATCTTCATCCCAGGCCATAACGCGACGGGGTGCATCCGGCGAGCGTTCTGCAGCTCGAGTGTCAGAACCGAACCGTGGAAGCCAGGATCTGCAAAGCCCGCCAGCAGGTGCTCGATGCCCTCTCGCGCGCGACTGGATTTCAGCACGAACTGTGCCGCCACACAGTCGGGGATGTTGAACATCTCCTGCGTCTGCGCCAGCACAAACTCACCAGGCTGCAGCCAGTAGGGGTTTTCTGCGGTGTGGCCGGCAATGCCGTGGATCTGCAGATCTCGACGTTCTGGCACCTCAATCATCAGCCGATCGCCCAGCAACACGTCATAACTGGCGGGATTGAGCTGATCCTCTGAAAACGGCACGACCATCGCGTGCTTTTGGCAGAACCAGCGGATCTGGTGATCAGGCAGGACCATGCGGTGCGTTTAGGTGCGGCCGCAGCTTAGGCGTAGTCCCACCTGATGCGCGGACCGCCTTTGCGGATTCCGAGGTGGATGAACTTTGGCGCTGCGTACCCGAGCGAGTGCGGCCAATTTTGATCGCACCAGCGCTGCACTGCCATCATGTCGGCTCCGTCAATCACGAAGTCCACCGCACCCACGCCGATGCCGTCATAGAGGTGTTCGCTGCTGCTGGCGCCGCCCACCGCACGGTTGATCGCTGCCGGCCGATAGCCCGAACTGATCACGATGGGCTTGCCACCAAACTCTGCGCGGACCTTCTCGAGGAACTGCGCCAGCTTCAGCGCCGTATCGCACTGATGCTGATGATCGAAGCGCCGCGCCTCCTGGTTCAGCGCAAACTCCCCGTAGGTGATGTGAGGCGTCACCTTGAAGCTAAATGGTGACTCCGGCGTGAACATCGCGGAGATCGGCCCGCTGGTCTGCCGTTCACGGCCCCAGAGGTCACCTTCTGCGATCCGGCGCCGCTTCAGGCCGGCCTCAACGTTGGTGCCGGGGTTGCGGTAGAGCAGCAGCGCATCGGGCACCAGCGCCCAGTCCTTCTCGCGCAGCCGCTTGCTGATGGTCTCGAAGCCCTTGGCGCCGTAGAACCCAGAGCCGAGGTTGTAGGCAAAGCTGATCAGCGCAGACTTCTGCGCATCGGTCATCTCCACCCAGTAGGGGATTGTGCTGCGGAGCTTGCCGGCGATCTGATCCACCTCCTGCCGCAGCAGCATGTCGGCCTCGACGCGGTTGATCCGGTCGCCCTTCTGCACCGGCCGGCCGTCGCTGTAGCGCGTGGTGCCCCATCCGATCGTCCACGGTGCGCCACCGCTGGCCGGATCTGGGTAGGCATCGAGGTGGCAGCCCTCGAACTCCTGGATCAGCTTCAGCGCCGCGCCGAGGTCAGCCTGCTTGCCGTCTTGGCTCCAGGTGTTGAACCATGCCCGATCGCGCCGCATTGCTGCTGCGTAGCCGTTCACCGC